CAGAAACTCTTCATCAGAAACACCAAACTCTGCTTTCATCTCTTGTCTAATAATATCAGCATTCTTAGCTTCTGCCATAGACTGTGCCATCTTAGGAGCAGCCCTACGCACAGTATCCATCTGACTATCTACTAAATCGTTAAACCGTTCTTGGTTTTCTTTTATTCTATCTTGCAGACTTGTAGCAAACCCCTTTACAAGCCCAGCGCTGAAAGCACCTCTAATAGCCATCTTACATTTGCTCCTTCGCCATCAAGCCTTGCGGTGCTTGTTCAGCTTCCATAGGCATTTCTTCTTGTTGTTGTGGTTCTTGTAGCTCTTGCTCTGCTCGCTGCATGATCTCTTCACCTTTATCAAGCGTACCCATAGAAGCACCTGTCTTCATAGCAAGTTTAGCTGCTAGTTTAGCCGCACGTTTCTGCTTGGCTTCGGCATCTTTATCACGATACTCTTCCATAGTCATTTTATAGTCTACATTCATTGCTTCAGCTAGTGTTTTGATCTGTGTCATAAGCAAAGGCTTAAGTAGAAGCTTAACATCTACAGTGTGCATACCTTCCATAACACCCATACTTAACATAGTACCAGCAACTACAGAAATAGGAATACCAATGTCTACCATATCCATGACATCATCTAGCACTTCTTCATCTGCTAGCTGTTCCATGTACATCTCGAATGCATCTAGTGGATCAGAGAACTTAGAAGGTTTCTCCCAAGGAGCGTTACCTGGTTCTGCTGTAAGAGACTGACCTGGGATAGGTCCATCAAAAGGAGATAGTGACATTTTTGTTATACCTTATTTAGTGAAACCTGCGCCGAAGTAGAGTCCTACAATGGCTGATACGATATGTGTGTCTAGTGGAGTAATCACAAAGCCTTTAGCCATCTTCCACTGTATTGATTCTGCTGGACCAAAGAGCCAAGCTAACGGACCACCAGTAGCTTCTGTGTATCCTACATAAACGCTGACATCAGGATACCATACAGCGACTAGCTTTGGCAAGACAATAATAGAAAATACAGCAGATAAAGCTATAAGCCTACGTGTCCATGCAAAGTGTTTATCATTCTTACCTGCGTCACGTGCATCAGCTACAGCACTACGTTGGAACTCTGCACGTTGCATGAGCATCTCGTTCTGCATCTGACGAGCTTTCATGGACTGCCCCCAGATAGACATAACCCCACCTAGCACGGTGGAGAATAGCATTGTAATTAACTCTAGGGGTAAGCCGAACATTAGTTACTCGCTACTTTAAAATCATCAGGACGTAACATAGGACGTGGTGATGTAGACCGTGCTATTTTATTTTCGATCTCTTTAGCTCTCTTCCAACGAGCCTTGGCTTTAGTTAACTTACTGTCATCTGTATGACCTACAAGATTACGTAGTTTTGATGCTGAAGTTACTTTATCTAAACCTTTATCTTTCATGTATGCTTTAGTAACAGCAAGAGCTACATCTTTATCTGTGACAACTAAGTGAGGATTCTGAACTAAGTCAACGCCTATCATATCTCCATACTTTTTGTAGTTGTTTTTTCCTGTAAGCTGAATTGGTCCTCTTCCTCTAAAACGGAATCCATCACCTTCTTCAGTATTACCTGTCTTATACTTTTCACCACGGTATTTATCATTGTAGTATATGTTAAAGAATTTTACCTGACCTGCTTTCGTCATACGTGTATTACCCTTGCTGTCTACATAAGTAAGCTTAGGGTCTTTAAAAATCTTTTCTACTTCTTTCTTTCGTGCTGTCTTGTATTCACCTTGATATGCAGCTTTAAGTGCGGCTTCTTTTGTATAGTTTCCGCTTTCTAGCATAGAGTCTCCTCCTGCACTTTCAGCTTCTATAGTAGCTAATAAAGCCCCTGCAGCTAAGGGGTTATCTGGAAACGCTTCTGTTGCAAAGCTGTAAAGCTCTTCTTCAGTGGCTGTAAAAGGTTTCGCATATTCAGCTATATCACCGTCCTTACCATCTAGGCGAGGACTCATTAATCCTTTCCCAGATGGCAACTCACTTGTGTCAATAGTACCAGGATCAACAGCTTCTGACAGTTCTTCCAGAGGTTTAACATTCGTTAGTTTTCCCATATCTGTTTCTGTAACGTCTACAAGAGTAGTCTCTTCAGGTAGTTGATTACCGTAGTTTGGATCACGAGAAGCAGAACGTATAGCTATGTCTTCTTCAGTTAAAGACTTAGTGATACCAGAAAGCTCACGTGTAAGACGTGCTGCTAGTGCCGACTCTCTAGCCTCTTTAGCTATCTCTTGCGCTCTCTGTTCAGACCTATCAAACAAACCACCAAAGAAACTAGAGAACAAGCCTTCTTCGTCTTGCTCTTGTTTACTAGGCTTAGTGCCAATACCTGCACGTTCTTCCTGCTGATCCTCTTTAGGCTTCAGCAAGTCCTGTAAAGCGTAGTAGTCTCTGTCTTGTTTTGTTAGCTTAAATAGTGCCATTATGTTTTACCTTATGAAACCTTTAAAGGTGAGCCTGGAAGGAATTTATTTAGTAAGAAGGTTGTACCTATCTCTAGTAGTTTACCCGCACCTTCACCTCTTGCTTGATCTACTGAAGCTTGTGTTTGCATCTCAGATATTAGCAAAGAGTTCTCACGTTGCATTGCATTATCTGCTGTACGCCATGCGTAATCTAAAGCATCACGCTCTTGCTGTAGCATGTTGTTATACGTAGTCTCAGTGTAACCATTAGCTGCAATAGCTGCATCACGGTTAGCTTGGTTCTGTGCAGCGTTATCCATAGTAGTGATAGACTGTTCCCACTGAGCATTCGCTTGCTCAACTACAAGAGCTTGGGATGCGTTAAACTGATCACGTGCATTCTGTTGTGCTGCATTAAACTGTGAGATAGCATTAGCTTCACCAGCGTTAAACTTCGCCATAGCATTAGCTTGCTCATTGTTAAACTGCTGAATATTCGTCTGCAAGTTAGAGAAGAACATACCTACTTGGTCTTGACTAGATGCGTTAAACTGACGTGCAGCATTCTCAGCAGCAGTATCAGACATAAACACACTTGCTAAGCTCTGTGCTTTAAACATAGCGACTTGCTGTTGGTTGTTCATGCTAGACATATCAAAGTCTAGGAATGCTTTAGCACGTTGTACATTAGCTTGTTGTGTATTATTAAGGTTAGTCAGATCAAGCTGTGACATAGCTGCAGCATCTGCCATGATCTTAGCATTCTTAGCATCAAGGTTAGCAATGTCTACAGTCTGCGCCATACGTGCATTCTCTAGTGCTACCTGTTGCTCAGCAGTAAAGTTAATCTGTGCTACATCAGCGATACGTGCAGCGTTCTGTACACGTGCTTGGAACTCTTGATCAAACTCCATGCCAAGGAACTTAGAGCGTTGCTCTGCAGCGAACATAGCAGCTTGCTGTCTGTTAGACAAGTTCTGAGCTTCGAACTGCGCACGTGTCTGTGCATCCATCTGTGCGATAGGTAGTGCAGACTCCATAGCAGCTTGTACGATAGCTTGACCTGCCATACTAGAAGCAGACAAACCACGTGCAGCCATGCGCTGGGTAGCGGCTCTCATAGCACCAGCAGCCCACGCAGGAGTCTCACCATCCTCGAACTGCTCCATAAGCTGTGTAAGCTGACCTTGTACAGTAGCCTCAGTAGATGGGACACCAGTAGCTGCAGCAAAGTTAGTCTCAGCTTTAGCACGTTCCATATCTACAGCAGCAGATACTTCCATCTCTGGTGTAACTTCTAGCGCTGGGATAGCCTCTACTCTACGAGCACGATCAATCTGTTCTACTGTAAGGCCAAGCTGTGCTAGCTGTTGTGGGTCCATAGTAGCTGCATCAGCTAATGCTTCTGCGCTAGGCTTACCTGTTACAGCAGTTAGCTTAGACATTACGTTAGCTACTTCTTGTGCAGCTTCAGCAGTAGTCATACCAGCAGCTTCGAACTCTTTAGCTAGAGGTACATCAGCACGTAGCTTAGCGATAGTCTGTTGAGCTTTAACAGCATCAGCAGGGGCTTGACCTACATCAGCACCCATACGTCCTGCTGCACGTTGATCTGCTGATACAGTAACTACGTCTTGCTTAGTGACCATCTCTTCAGGTCTATCTAATGCTGTAGAACGTAGCTCTGTAGTGCTAGGCATAGCTACAGTTTCTAATGCAGTCTGTGCTGTTGATACACCTGCACGAGCTTGTGTTACTTTAACTTGTTGCTGATCAATAAGACCTTGTAGTGTAGCACGTTGTGGATCATCAGGGTCCATGTTAGCAAGCTGATTAGTATATTGCTGTAGTAGACCTTGCTCTTGTCCTAGCGTCTGTTGTGCAGTGTTAAGGTTAGTACGGATAGTCTCAGGGTCTTGTACTGCTGTACCAGCTTGTGTGCGATAGTAGTCTTGATACTGGCCTAGCTGTTGGTCATACTGTTCTTGCGCTGCTTTATTAGGTTGATTAACTTCTTTGTCATACGCAGATGCAGCGTTAATAATTTGTTGTGCTTCTTCAGGGTTTCTAGCAGTAATAACATTACCATCAGCAAAGGTTACTTGGTTCCCTTCTACAGTAGCACCTGTAAGATCAGAACCACCACTTACTAAATTAGATAATGCTGTTTCATTGTAACTAGGTAAATAATACTCACCACCTGTATTAGTTGAGAAGAACTCTTTAGGGTCTACAGTAATAGGCTCTGGTTGTGTTGGTAAGGAAGGTACAACTACATTAGGTAAACCTGTTAATGGATTAATGTCACCCATAGGTTGAGGTGCTACACCCTGACCACGTGTGTCTCTACCTGTCATGTCAGAGAAGGGAATAAAATTACCCATAGGGTCTACATAACCCTGTTGTCCGTTTTGTGTAGGTATATAGGGTTTATTCACATCAAACCCACCTGTAGTGTTAGGTTGGTTATTATTAATAGCATTAAAAGCAGTACCTGCTGCAGCACCTAATAAGTTACCACCTGCAAGACCACCAGGAGCATAACCCATCATAGGCTGTTGCATAGGTTGCTGATTAGGTTGAGCATACAAGCGATTATAGTCTAAGTTAGTAGCTCTCTCTTGCATCTGTTGCATAGGAGTAGGAGGAGCCATGTAGCCACCTACTTGCATAGCTGTCTGTGGTCCACCAGCTACACGAGCTTTAGCCATCTGTGCATAGCGTCCCATCATAGATGCAGCTTTAGGGCTAGACATCATGAACTTATTAATGTCATCCTGTTGCGCTGGGCCAGTGTAGCCCATCTTAGATAACAGTGTTTGTTGTTGTTGCGGTGTGAATCCACCAAAACGTTTAGCCATAATGTTTTACCTTATTTATTCATTGTCATCCATACTGCGCCAGCAATAAACGTTAGTACGGCAACAGTGACTAGTCTTGTTACAGTAGACCACACAGACTTACGAGTATCACGCCATGCTTCTAGTAAGCTACGCATCTCAGTTATATCTTTGTGTGCGTCATCATCTAGTAGACCGATAGAACGTAGGGCTTCTTTTGCCCCACGTCTAGCAGCACGATCTAGCATAGCTTCTAGTTCATCAGATGTTAGCTTAATGTCAGACATGACCTACCCTTATGGTTTAGTAGGCCAATCTGCATCCTCTAAGTGAGGCCAGTTAGCATGTGATGTAATGTCACGTAGTGCTTGACGATAAGCTGTTTGTTCAGCAGTCATAGTACGGTCAGCTACAGCCCACCAATCTGTTTCAGCAATCAGGCGGTCACGATGTATACGATTAGTTTCTGCTTTTTCATTGTCTATACGTGTTTGATATGCTGTTTCTTGTTCAGTCTTGGTGCCTAGCTCCACACTATCACTAAACATATCAGCAACTTCCCAAGCCTCAACCCAGTTGCCTAAGCTGTCTTGTACAACACCATTGCGGCGTACTGATTGGTATGCACCAATGCCCTCTGTAGGTTTAGGTGCACGTAGCACTGGGTCTACATTAAGTGCGTCAAAGACGTTAGTGTTCCACACCTTTGGCATGGACGTGTTAGGGTTTTCTTTGCGGAGTTGCCCTTGTGATTTAATTTCGCCTGTTGTGCGATCACGATATTCAGCCATTAGTTGATTCTCCTTTTATGACCTTGAGTAGCACGTGAGTGCGTTGCGTATGCATTATGCGATTGCGTAGAAGATATAGGTTTCACCGTTTGAGTTTATGTCACCGAGTGCATTTACTATAAATCCAGAATTTGCAGGGTCTATCCAATCTGTAGTTATAGTATTACCATCAGTCGTACTGATTTCTAAAAGGGGATCATTACCTGCTAAAATTCCTCTATGTGAGTCAAAAACCATCCATTCGGTATTATTTAAGGTAGAAGATTTAATCATTACAAAACGAGCACCATTAGTAAAACCACAGTCTATGGTTTGTGTTGAGCTGTTACCTGTATAGCTACCTACTTTAGATACACCAGGTACTGATGCAAATAAGAACATTGCATATGTATAGCCACTATAGTTAGACCCTTCCGAATCATAAGTAATGTTTTTTACATCAATAGTAGTAGCTGTTGGTGTGCTATCTATGTTGTTGTAAAACTGACCGAAATAATCAATCCCTCCACCATTGTTAAGACTACCACCATTTGGATACGTGTCTTTATGGTATACGGCCCAATCACCAGAACCATATCCAGTTCTACATTTATGCCATATCATTTCAGGCACAACCCCTAAGTTATGATTTATTGTTTGTGGATGTGAGCCATTTCCAGTATAAACAAGAGCATCAAAAAAACCTGCAGCCCGTTTCCAAGCCCAATACACACTAGTTGAGTTTGTTTGCTCTTGTTTAAAACCATCCATATGATCAAATTCATTAAGAGTATTAAACTGAGCACCTTTTTGATTAGGCTGTAATGTTCTTCCACTAAACCTATCACCTAAATACCAACTTTCCGTACCTAATGCTTTATGCATATACATGTCGGTCACAATGCCTGTGTTAGTAACAGTAGATGTGTTTGCTAAGTCACCTGTAGAAAAAACATCTTCTGCATTAGTTGGTATTCCCATTGGGCCACGGCGTATAGCCATGTACATGTAGCTGCCGCCATTGGCATTTATTACACCAAAGTTTTGTCTAGGCTGAAAACCTGTTGGATGAAGCCTGAATAATTCATAGTCACTAAACTCGGAATTGTTTGCATTTAGATAAAGGTAAGCATTATCCCTATAACGATCAAAACCTCGCATATTATCTACACAATACCACGGACCTGTTCCATCGGTTCTCTTTACCATTAGGTACTGAGGCTCCCATCCAAGGTCAATCTCAGGGCCAGTAGATGAACCATTACCCGTGTAACTTCCACACTTAATAATGTCTTGATCCCCTGTAGGGCCGAACCCACCGTCACCGTCATTATGGGCGAATAGGTAGGCTACGTAGTCTTTGCCGTTTTCATTTATTGAGCCACTTGCCCCTAATGTAAAAGTTGTGCTGTTGGCTGTCTGAAACACTTGGGAACTACTTCCTGCCGCCGCATCACCATCAAGGTTAATATATGCGTTATTTCCCAACGATCTATGCCAAGTCCGATGCACCGCACCTGACAACTCAAAAGTTATTACCATTCCTGGTGTTGAACCTAAGTTATGGCTAATGACATGTGGGTTTGTACCATTTCCTGTATAAGTCACCACATCAAAAAACTTAGGGGCTTTGCGGAATGTCCAAGAGGCGAAGTCTTGGCCACTTTGGTTTACCAATGATCTATTACCTAACGAAAAACCATCAGAGTTGAACGATGTTAGGGTGTTATTGTCGTTAGCACTTGCAGCTGTAGTATTGCTGCTGATTTTCTGTAGTGCACCACGCTCTGTATCAAACAAAATATGGTCAACAGTATTGGTTCTAAACTTAGTCCAAACCAAACCACCTTGACCGTACCCAGACAGATATTCGGTGCCATTGTTGACAATAGATGGCGAGCCATATGCCGTTAAATCGCCACCTGTTCCTATGTTTTCACCTACAGAATAACCGTCCGTCATTGGTAAATAAATTACTGGATTTAATGCTGATAAAGTGCTGGGGGATGTTGAGCCACCATTTGCATCAATGAATAAACGACGATTTGATGCTACCGTTAGATCACGGTAAGTATAGTCCATATAAAAGTGCGCTAAGTTACCGTCATGTAAAGTAGAGCCAGTGAAACTTCCTGCAATACTGTGTTGAGGCGAACCATTAGTAAATGCTATTGTGTCATTTGTGTAAGTTGTGTTGCTAGGTGTGCCAACGACATCATTAACGGAATAATGCCTTTTAGAAACATCAGAAAGATCAAAAGACATCAAAACATGCAGCCACTGATCTTTCTTCCGAACAGGTGTAGTAATGCTTTGGTTTAAAATTAACGTTCCAGAAGAGTTTCTTCCCCTGATACTCAAGTATCCATTTGTAGATAGGAAATAAACCTGAAAACTATAGTAGGTTGATCCATCAAAAATATAATAAATAGCCCTTGATGTTCCCTTTTTTCCTATGTTGTCATACACCCAAAAGCTAACTGTAAAAGTCTTACTTCCTTGCGTATTGGATAAGTCAGTTGTTCTCAGGAGATAATCTGAATTGCCATCAAACTCAGTACTAGTTCCACCACCAACACCGTCAGCTAAAGCAATTCCGTTGGAAATGCCTAATGAGCCACCTGTCCCCTTATACAAATAAGTGCTGAACACATCTTCTACGTTCAGGGCTTCACCACCACCTGCTGCAGTCATCATTAACTTTTTAACGTTACTCATTCTATGTTATCCTAAGTTTAAACCTGCTGTAAAGCCATACCAAGTTGTACCACCATCATGCGTGTAGAACACAAACTGATCTACTGCAGAGGCTGTGCTTGTTAATTGTGGTGCACCTGATGCTGCATACTGATCGGCACTAGGCCAATCTACTGAGCTAGGCCATGTTACAGTATAACCACTAGCACCTGCATCTTGTACAATCTTCAGTGAGAAACCATAAGCTGTACCACTTGCAGGTGGATTGCTAAATGTAAATGTGGTGTTCTCACTTAGTGTATGGCTGAATACGTTACCTGCTTCACAATCAATCGTAGATGCTAAACCTGATGATGTTACAGCAACAAATGTTTCATTATAAGATGTTACCACAAGTTCGCCAGAGATGTCAACATCACCTGTGTAACTTTCTAGTGAGAAGTCAGTAAGTTTACCATCAAGTTGTGTTTGTATGTTTGACGTTACACCGTCTAGGTAGTTAAGTTCTGTGGTAGTAATGTTAGCTGTAGCTACAGTGCCTGACACGCTAGACACAAGTACACGCTCTGCAGTAAGGCCAGAATCATCTAACTTACCGTCTAACGCTGTCTGTAGTCCATCTACGTTAGCAATAGTGTGGTTGTGGCTATCATCAGCAATAACTGTAGTGATAGTGATATTAGCTGAACCATCAAAGTTAGCTGCACCTGCTACATCACCAGCTAAGCTAATAGTACGTGCAGTTGTAAGAGCGTCTGCTTGTAGCGGCTACACCTGTGATAGAAGCATTAATACTACCTGTAACAGTAAGGTCACCATCTACGTCTGCATTACCTGATACATTTAGAGTCGCCACATTAGCAGTATCAATAGAGCCTGTATCAATATAAGCAGTGCCATCAATATATGCATTACGCCATTCGCTTCCAACAGCACCAAGATCGTAAGAATCATCAACAGAAGGAATAAGACTTGACGCAATATCTGCATTTACTGTCACCGTGTCTGTAGCTGCATTACCTAGTATAGTATTACCATTAGCAGTAAGGTTACCTGTAAGTGTTGTATCAGTTGATACTGATAGTGTACCTGTGATAGATGTAGAACCAGCAGACAAAGCACCAGTAGCTGTAATAGCTGCAACAGAAAGATCACCTGCTAGATAAGCATCTTTGTATTTCAGGCTAGATGTACCTAAGTCTACCGTATTGTTTGTCTTAGGGCGTAGTACAGTAGCTGTAGCTACAATGTCTTGCGCTGGGCCGATGACTTCGATAGGTGCACCCTCACTAGTAGTACCATCGTGTGTGTGGCCTGTGCTAGCGTTAAAGGCTGCTTCTACAGCGTTAAACTCGTTGTCTAGATCATCAGCATCAATAACATTACCGTTAGCAATGTTGTTAGCTGTATCTGCTCTTACGTAACCTGTACCCATAAGATTTCCTTACTGTCTGTCATCTGTAGCAAACTCGAAGATTGCTGTGTCTAATAAAAATGAAGCATCAGAACTTTTATCTTCGATGCGGATTGCTACAGTCTCACCTGATCCTACTACTTGATTGATGTAGCTTTGTGTGCGTGGTGCACCAAATACAGCACTACCAAACTTAGATGTGTTATCACTGTAAATACCTACTGCACCACCTGTTTGTGTTATACTAAATGTTGGCGGTTGTATGTAACCTGTTTTGTTTTGGTTAAACCTAAGACCTGCATTAATGTTAATAGCACCAAAAGGTTTAATATAGAAGTCTAACTTATAGAATGTTTTACGTACTTGTGGATCATTGATAGGCATAAAAGGTGATTCATAAATAGCATCAATATTATTACCGTCTAAGCTAGTACCTGCATCCATGTTATACACATAGCCATCATTGTTAGCAAATACACGATACTCATCTTCACCAATAAACTGAGAGTCAGCTATGTATACTTTAAACCCTTTTAGTTCAGCCCATTGGAAGCCTTGCCCACCCTGGTCTACAAACTTAGTGCCTAACACACCCTTAGCAATCTTAGACTGTTCACCTGCTACGTAAGCGAATAAGCGATACTGGGCTTTACCACGAATAACTGTGCTAGCAAAACTTGCTGCGTAGTCCTGTAGTTTAGTTACAGTAGGTCTAATGTTCTTAGATGCAACATCAATACCGAAGTCACCAATGCGGTCTGTTGAGCTTAGTGTGCGTAGCCCATCAGGGCCAAGGAACATAACATCAGCGCCAACCTCTTGTATCGTATCAGCACTTAAGCATCCTAAGTCTTCAGTAACAGCGTTCATTGTAAAGTCTGCTGCACTAGAACCTGTGATACGCATAATCTTATCTACTGCAAACACGATAAGCTGATCACGAAAGACAATCAAACCAGTTATCTCTGATCCGATGCTAATACTTCCTGCACCGTTAGCGGGGTCAAGATCGTCTGCACTATATGGTGCTGTAAAGACTAGCTCTGTGCCTACGCCAAAGAAGAGAGTACTCTTAAATAAGCATACGTGGTTAGCACCTTCTACAGCATCATTAGTTGCTGAAGTTGTCATGTATGTTAATGTATTTGCTGTACGATCATAGTAAGCAGGGAAGTTAACACCATCAACAAAACAAATCTGATAAGTATTATTAAAGTTATAACGAGCTTGTCTAGCTTTGTTAAAGTTTACATTAGGTGCTGTGGCTAGTGATGACCAGGTTGGTGTAGCATCTGTAGCATCAGCTATGTAGTAAACACCGCTACGTGCAGCAATTACTTTTTCGTTAGTGTCTTCTTGCACAATAGCTAAAGCTTGTATAGGACCGCTACCTGTAATTTCTTCATCAATAAACTTATCGTACCCTGCTACTTTACGATAACCACCGTCTAGTGATGGCTCAAAGTTCTGCAATTGGAATGCTGAACCTACATTGTTAATACCTTGTTGTAGAGGACTGATGTTAGTAATCAACCCTCCAGTAAAAGGTACAGGGAATGTTTGCCACTGTGTAGCCATTATTATGATACTCTTAGGCTAGGTGTGTTACGTGAAATAACTGTGGAACGTACATAGTCATAACGGTTAATGTATAGACTACGCATGTACTTAATGCCTGACTCAAACTTACCTTGTGCAATCTGTGATGCTTGTGTATCAGCACGGAACTGATAGGCGTAGAACATTGCACCGTCTACAATAATATGCTTAAACTCCAAAGGAACATTAGGAACATCATCGTATAGCTCAAGCGATACTGGATTGCGGTAGTATTCATACACTAACTCATATGCTTTATCTGGGGTAGGAAGTATAATAAACTCTTGACTTGGAGCACGTACAACGTGGCGTGGTAGAGTTTGCATATCACTACCAGAGTTATACTCATAATCTACATGATTGTCAAGGTATTCTTGGTAATCCATTAGTTTTAATTTAGTTGTACTAACGTTTAATGATGCGATCTTTCTTGATGCGGAAACTGTTCATGTCAACAATCTTAGCATCTGTAGGATAATCATAACGTGTGACACCTGCAGTAAGTGTCTCTTCTTCTAGTACGTGATTCCAAGGCCAGTTATGTTCTTCGTGGTTAATGTGTCGCAGAGAAGCATTTACAGCATCTTTAGCTGTATTGTAAAAACCTGAAGCTGTAGCAAAGTTAGAACTTGTTAGCTCTACTTCGTTAAGTCTACGGTTAACCTCGTTTACTAGTCCTAGATAGTTATAAGCCATTATTTATTCCTTACACGTAAACGAACCTTACGCTCTACTACCAAGCCATCTGAGCTAGTTATCTGACAGTAGAACTGATATAGTATATTAGTAGTGCCTGATCCTAAACGTGCTGTTGTAACAGTGTTTGTGTTAGTAGCTGATACTAACTGTATACCGTTAACAAGCTGTCCACTAGGAATAAGCTCAGTCTTTACACCATCAGCGTCATCAACATACCAAGTAACACCACTGATAGTTGCACTACCAAGAAAGCGTGACCAATCAATGCTATAGTCTAGTATTTCGTCAGGGTCTTTGTTAGGCCATTTAAGAGACATTATTGTTATTCCTATTATGCTGCACGAACATACACTGTGTTGCCTAGTGTGCTGTACTCACCTATATAAGCAGTACGATCTCTGCTATAGTTTTCTTTAACTGCTTCGTAGTCGAACTGTACTGCGTCGATTGTTTCATCACCTACAGTAAATGTACCCTTGTACTCCTGTTGGTAATACTACAGCTTTACAGTCTAGTGTAACTGTGTTGCCTAATACTGTACCGCCTACACCTTTACCTGCTAGGCTGATGTTAGCATCTGACTCTACTACAACTTCATCACCGTCTACTAGCAGGTGAGTCAGTGATAATCTCTAAGCCAAACCCTACAGGCTGAATAGTAGGACCAGTACCTGCACTTACAGTGATACTACCAAGACTTGCAGTGAATGCTGTAGTCATTGTGATAGTAGGTGTAGTACCCACACCACCGTCTACTGTGATAGCACCTGCTGCACCTGTAGCTGTTACTGCTGATGGTACAACTACTGCACCTGCTGCTGCTGTTGCACTACCTGCTGCACCGTTAGCTTGTACACCTGTAAGATCAACATTGGTACGTGAGCTAATGTCTGGTGTGCCTATAGCACCTGTACCTGCTACACCTGTAAGGCTAAAGGAAGCATCGGCCTGTTCATAGCTTTCACCAAAGGTAGCTACGGAGAAAGGATTAGTTGAGTAGGCCATGCTTTACTCCTTATGCAGCAGCATCACTTGCGAGTACACCGTACCAGTTTGTACCACCATCACGTGTATGGAAGACTAGAATATCTGTTTCACCTGAAGCAGGGGCATCTGGTGCTGTACCACCTGCCCACTTCACTGAGCTAGGCCATGTGACTGTTGAGCCATTGCCTGTAAGTTGTAGGACAAAAGCCTTGGATGTAACCACTAGCTGCACCACTAAATGTGAACGTGGTATTGCCTGACATTGTAAGACTAAATGCTCCACCGTTGTCTACGTTACATGTTGGGCTTGTAGCCTGAAAGGGCGTCATAATCTTCAGCTACGGAACCGTCTGTTAAGAAAATACCAGAGTTAGTAAAAGAAGCAGAAGTACTGTTACCTGTAACTAGGTTAATCTGGTTAGTACCAAAACCAAGATAAGTATCGGTATCGCCATCGTGGAACAGTTTGTCACGCAGGTAGATGTCCTCAACATCGTTGATTACGTTTGCGCCTAGTGTAAGGGTGCCATTAAGAGTGGTTGTTCCGTCTACTGTAAGACCGTCTGTAGTAAGCGTACCCGTTACATTGGCACCAGAGCTAGTCGTGTTGAACTTTGAACTCGCATTATAATATAAAGTTGTTCCTGCGTTTTCTGTCCACTGAACATGCCAATCACCGTTTTCGTCGTCATATATACCCGCATTAGAACCATCAGTCATAAACGACCAACGTCCTTCATTGGAGCTATTGCGTATCTGCAAACCACCCCAACCAGATGTGCTTGATGTAATCTGCAACAAGTCGGCACGATCACTACTTTCCGCAAGCTGCACCTGCGATCCAAGGTTTAGCTGTGTCCCTGATAGCGTGGTAAATGTGTCTGCCGTATTACTCCGCAAAAACGCAGAACTATCAATGCCATCCAGTAAGTTACTGTCAGCCGCCTTACCAGATGTGGACAACTTACCATCTAACGCAGTCTGCAAGCCATCTACGTTTGAGATACAAAACCTTGGATATAACCACTGGCTGCACCACTAAACGTGAATGTAGTGTTGCCTGACATTGTAAGACTAAATGCGCCGCCGTTGTCCACATTACAAGTTGGGCTTGTACCTGAAAGGGCATCATAGTCTTCTGCTAGTGAACCGTCATGCAAGAACAAGCCTTCACTGTTTAACTCCATCTTTTCGGAGTTATTAATCAACCATTCATGGCGGCTATCACGATAATGACGATATGCCCATTGATTGTCACTATCTAAGAAGCCGATGGCGTTGTTGCTGTCAGCATAAACTGAACCTCTAAGTGCCGTGCCATTAGTTTTAAATTGCAACTTCATGTTGTTGCCAGCATCTCGGTATCGTCCACTGGTCAGTGGCATCACTTACAAAGTGCGCACCTGTGGCCTCGTTAAAAAGTCCTTCACCTGCATTGTAGTTGCGGAACCAGTTATCTGCGTAGAACTCACTAGCCGAACAGTCTTGCCAGAACTACTCCATGTGTAACCATCAAGGTTGTCAGCATCTAGGCCAGAGCCAGAGCCGTCTACTGTTTTGATCTTAGTCAGTACATCAGATGCAGTATAAGACGAACTTGCAAGTTTCGCATCTAGTGCAGTCTGCAAGCCATCTACGTTACCTATAATGTGGTTATGGCTATCGTCTGCAACCGTTACAGTTAGTGTAGCATTTCCAAGGTTTGGTAAACGTAGCAGAACCAGACGCATCACCTGAAAGTGTTAGTGTAGGATCAGATGTTGCAGTTGTTGCAATGCTTACGTTGCCAGAACCATCAAAGTTTACGTTGCCAGTGACCGCACCCGTTAGTGCAATGTTACGTGCCCGTTGTCAATGCAGCAGCAGAAGTA